TGAATCGGGACTAGTTGTTCCTATACCAACCCTATCATTCGTAGAATCTACAAATAAAGTATCAGTATCAATAGTTAGAGCTGAGCCTGTTATAGCGCCGACATCAATACCTGACAATGATGTATTTCCACGAGTAAGAACCTCGTCGAGTGTTTGGTCGTCAGTCTCTGTTGAAAGCGGGGTATAACCTAAAGCACTTGTTATCTCAGCGCTGGTAATACCAGTCAAGACCGTATTGCCGCCCATCGTGATGTCACCTGTGACACCAAGGGTTCCCGTCATCTCAACATCAACGTTAAACAACGCACTATTCGCCCCACTAATAACCAATGCGTCTGAGCCATACTCACCCATTGTGATCTTGTCATATGTAGAAGTGGATTCCACTTCTACAATAGGAAGACCAGCGGCATCGTTAACTGAGAATACAGTCCCGGTTACTTCATCAGTTACCCCGAATAAACGGCCATTCAAGCCGTCTACATGAAAAACATCCGATATGCTTGTGTTATTGTTGGAGACCTCAAGAGACCCGCTAACGATTGAAGCACCTACTGTTATTCCGCTCGCAGAGGTGTTACCCTGAGAAAGAACTTCATTAAGGGTTTGATCATCAGTCCCAGCCTCCGCAGAAGACAAAGGCGTATAACCTAATGCGCCTGTTATATCACCACTAGTAAGTTGATAAGTTGGATCACTAGCCCCATCGACATGAAAAGTGAAAGTGTTATTTGATTTGGATACACCAGTTAAGTAGTAATTCTCAGAACTGCTAACCTCCGAAGAAGACAAAGGTGTATAACCTAACGCGCCAGTAATGTCTCCGCTAGTAATCCCAGTTATAAAGTCTCCTGTGTCATCAACAGTTAAAAAACCATCTGCACCTACAGGGTTGTCTGCAAAAGTATATGGGCCGACAGACCAAGATAATCCAGAACCTAAATTACCGTAAGGAACATAATGTAAATAAACCGCCTCACCATTTGGTAATTCCCCCTCTTTAATATCGAAGGATTGAGTGGAATTATTATTTAAAGATCTAGAAAAAGCTGCTTGAGGATTTAAGTTTAGATCAAAACTAGATGTAGAACTATAATATATTTCTAGCCTATCTAGAGAAATATAATTGGTATCATTTAGAAAAGTTATAGAAGTGCTTAAGGCTCCTGTCTGCCCATCGGCATTAACAGCCGTCTTTGATCCTAAAGAACTTGAATGAGATGTTGTGCCTGTAGAATCTTGGACTGTAATTCCACTGATTATAGGATCATTTCCGTAAAAGTAAAACTCTGAAGTGTGTACGGCTGAATTCCTATCTTCTAGTTTAATTCTAACTCCAAAATGTTTAGCATAATCCCCGAAAACATTAAAGTTGTCATATTCTGTGAATGCAAAAAAGCTATTCTTATAATCTAACAAAAAGTCAGAATACATCACACCGCCCGTAATATCTAAAATATCTATATCAACCTTTTCAACATAACTATTAGCTAAAAAATCTGGCTGGCTTGAAACAGCGCCACTAGATCTATCTGTGATCCCCAGATCAATCTCTACAGTCTTATTAAAGTGAACACCACTTCCTGAAGCTACAGCGTTTAAATCTGTTTCATCTACAGAAAAAGCAGGTTCAAACTGGAACAAACCTGTGTTATACAGGTTGTCTATACCGCTGTAATTATATGCCATGTTATCTGAATGTTATAATTTTTGTAAAAGATTTATTAAAATCGTCAGGTTTATCATAGAGAATAAATGTTTTTACCGTCGAGAAATCTGAGTCTAAATATTTATTATCAGTTGAAGTGTCTCCTTGAGCTTTTACACTTAAAGAGTAATTCCCTACAGTAGATAAATTATCAAATACTACAAAATTAGTGTTTTGACTCACCCCTGATATTTGGGTACTTGTATTCGGGTAATATAAAATAGCTTCATAGCCATTATTATTAGTCACATTATCCCAAGAACCACTAATATAAATGGTATTAGCTTCTGTACCCGCTCCAGTAGCTACTGATAAATTTTCTGGGCTACTCAAAGTTTTATAAGTTATATCACCTATTTGTGTCGCTACATTATAATCAAACGTATTTTCTTTTCTATCTAAAGAAATGTCGTTCTCTATGAGAGAGAATTTGCCTGTTTCAAATTTAGATGCTGTAACTAAATATTCATTAGGGGAATTTTCTTTTATTGATTCCACTTTATAGAGAACGTCATCAGCATCTTTCAAGTCAAATCTGTATGGGCTACCCAATTTAACAAAAGGTAAATATTGAGGTGAATCAACGCCACTTACATATGAACCGTCACCTGTCGCAAGAGCATTGCCAGTAACATTTAATGTCACAATATGAGGTTGAGCATTTAATGAAATATCTGATTCTAATATCCCCCTAACATTTAAAGTGTTTAGATCCCCACTGAAATAATCAGCGATATTGAATTCTGTAGTGTCCCTTTTATTAGAAGAGGAAATCTTATAGTTAACTAATTTCCCAGCATTTAATTCTGATAGAGTTTGAACCCCAGTATCTTGAGATATGTAATGATCATTGCTCTCGTTCAAGCCTGTGGCAAACACCCATCCTGTATAAGAAGTATTAAAATATAAAATATTATCTCCGGCCCCAGTATACAAGCCATACTCAGAATATAATTCGGTCTCTTCGGCCCCTGCATAGCCGCTAGTATAACCTGAAAACTCATAAGCCCCTGTGTAAATATTAAAATCCGTCTCAAAGCTTGTCGCCACAGAGAAACTCTCAGCTCTAGACCGTTTCGTCCCCGCTTTATCATTTAAATCTTCAATTGAATCTTCCCCCGTAGGGTTATAGACAGTTAAGATACCAGTCATTGAAGAAGAGCTGTAAGGGCCACTGAGTCTTAAAAACTCATTATCAACATCAACATCTAATACCTTGCCGAAGTTAGACTTCTCATTCTTTAAGTCATCATCAATAATAATTAAATCGCCGGGTTGACATAGCAGAGCTTCTAATCCAGAACTAAATACTACTCTTTGATTTTCTTTAATTGTCCTGTATATAAGGTGTTGAGCTATTCTCCTAGCCATAGCTCTAGAAGTGACACCTAAACCATTAATCCTATTCTTAAATACGCCCCGGCTGCGTATATCCTCTTCGTCCTCTACAGTTTCTACTTTAGGAGTAAAATTTTCAAACCTATCTAGATAAGAAACTTCAACAGTATTAAATTGCTGATCCCTCCTAAGAGTAGAGTAGTTAAAGACCCCGTCTTTTACATTATTATTATTAAAAGTTGCGATTGGGGATTTAACCCTTTCGTCTGAGAATGAAACTTCAGAAGACCTAAAAAATGTTTGGCCCCTAAATAATTTAGATATTAACTGTATGGAATCAAATATTTTTTCATCACTTTTAAATACTATGTTGCAGGAGTATCTAGGTTCTAACCCTCCTCTTCCATCTGGAACGCCTTCAAAAATACCATTCGAATCAACAGCATCACAAAATCTTCCTACTTTATAAAGCTCCCACTTATTAATGTCTGAAACTTCTACGTATTGACCTAATCCATATCTAGAGTTTGTTAATAGATCATACAAGATCCAAGCGGGGTTATCTGTCCAACCCATTTTAAATGACCCATCCCAATCCCCTTGATAAATCCTTTTATAATCATCATCAGAACTTGTGAATTCATCAACTCTATTATAATACCTCTTATCTTTTTTGAGACCAGTAGTTTCTGTGGGGTAATAATTTTTAGGTATTTTTACTAATTTTAATCTAGCATCAAAAGTTCTATTAGGGACAGAAGAGAAGCTCTTAGAATCTACTTTTGTCCCTATAATAGCTGAAAAAGGGTAAGTTAGATTTACAGGTATAATTTCTGTGACTTTATAAAAAGTTAATTCTTTAGAAATTAGAACTGAAAAAGTCTCAGTAGAGAGTTTAGAAACTTTCACATACCTTTTTTCAACAGAGGAATTTACATTATTAGCAGAAGCGCTGTAAACACTAGGGAGTGTAAAAGGCTGAGAAAGGTCCGCTATACTTGCGCCATCATCTAAATCTCTAACATGCTTATATTGTTCTGGAGCAGCTAAAGAATCTGGGTTACCTATATCTAGTAGTGTAGAACCCTCAATAAGAGCTGCTATCCTGTAAGTCTTAGTATTACTAGGTCTAAGAGATCCATCCCCCAAAACCTTACCCACTTCGATTTCTACATTAAGTATAGCGGGTAGTTTATCTCCCAACTTGAAATCTTCATCGTCCTTCCCGTACTGTTTCTCTACAGTATCAAACAAAGAGTCGATTTTTAGAGTAACAAATATTTCTGAAACATTAGGGTTTTGAATTATATAAGTGACAGGGGAAGCCCTTTCTTCTGTAACAAACTGCTCGTTTTTAGAGTTCCAAGATGAGAAATCTTTATTAAACTGACTACTTGTCCCAGCACGAACCGTATCGTTACTCCCTTCATCGATAGGTAACCCTTTAGCATTTAGAGATATAACACGTTGAGAGTCGTTAGGCTCGGAGGCTTGCTGCCAAGGGCCATCGTAACGACTATTCTCCATTTTGAAATTATCTTTATCTTGTTTGTTCTGCCCCTCCACGGTTAACCTAGCCAATCTTTGAACTTGACCTGAGGATTTAAATGGGCCATATACATTTTTCTCTACAGATTTGTCTATATGGACTTTATTAAAAAACTTAAACGGGTTTTGAAATTCTTTCCCGTTTCGGCTTTCTATAAGAACGTTGTTATAATTATATTTAGATAAATCTGGAACATCACTTTGGGAAAGAGATAATTTTGTGATGGTTTTTAATTCTTTTATAATCTCATGGATTCGGAAGTGAAATGTAGCGTTACCCATGATTTCTCCTACGACATCAGAAAAAGATTCTGGAGCTTCAATAAAAATAAATATACCCCCCAAAAGATCTGAACCGACTTGCACATTACCGCTAGAATCGCATATTGGCATTAACAAATTTTTAACTGCTGAACCTTGAGCAAGATTGACTTTAATATCATCGTTATTTACAAAATCAAAATTGACTGATTTAGGCTCTGTAAATTTAACAGAAGTTTGACTTGAAAGTAAATCCCTATCAGGGTAATACATCAAACAATATCCCCGTCCATCGAAACACTCTTCCTGTAGTTGTTTAGCCGTCTTCTTTTGCCACTCAGGACCAAAAACAGAATTCATTTTACGACGGATCAAATTCAACATGAACTCATTTTGAACAACTCCATCGGAGTTAGGTCCATAAAGATTCCACGCCTCTTTAATTTTCTCAAAGACTTCAAACTCTGAACCTGTCTTCTGTTTAAAAAAATAGTTAGCGCTACTCAAAACTGAACCGGGGGCAGTTACAGGAGTCCTACCTCTTACAAATTCTAAGATCTCTCCAGCTGTATTATGTTCGAAAGCTACAGCAAAATCTGATGTCCCTAAAGTGTTTTTGTTAGGGAACAACGCATGGAAAGCGTACCAACGAACGTCATTAAAAGTCGCTGAAGCTGTATTATCTGAATACTCCAAGAACTTCACATTGTGCTTAACGAGTCCGGGAGAGAAAAAAGCGTATACCCCATCTACCAAGTTTGACCAACTTAATGTAAATTGAGGGTTTCTTACATTTAGCCTTTTAACGGATTGAGCTATGCTAGCCCCTTCATCATCTAAATTATTAAAGCTATTTATTGTAAAAGAGACCTTCTGTAATTCTGTTACGGATTCTTCATAATCAATATCAACTTCACCATCTAACCCTATAGAAACAGCGGTATTATCCAAATAAACGCCCCTAGATATGTAATTTTTAGGTAAAAGACTCCCTTGAGTATCTACCAACCCTTCGATAGGTCCATCAGAGATAAGATCTAAAGTCTCAAGAAAACTAAAAGAAGAACCAAACTGAAAATCTCCTATTTTAGGGGGATTCAAAATTGCAGGTTTAACATCAGGCTGCTTACTGCCAGCACCATGTAGCTTGTTTTTTCTAGATAGGTGATTCATTTTATTACTTAGATCCATCTGAGATTTCTACATTAAAGCTTGATTGATCTGCTGTCATAGCGTCAACAGGGTTTAATGTCTGAGGTACAGATTTAATTGAAGATTGGATAACGCTAGAACCCACTTTTAAACGACCGTAACCAATTGGTAGGGGAGATCCTTGAGCTGTAAGGTTAATTTGACTACCACTAAACGTCAGAGACCCCTGATCTGACCCTACTGTAGACTCACCGCCATCAATAGTTCCGGGGTCCATAAGAGCGTATTGAATAAGAGCAGCGCCCATACTTAAAACTAACGCCACTAGTAATTCAGTTCCAGAACCAACGATAAAAGGAACAAAATCTATTTCCTTGGGGTTTTTTTGATTTAAAAAAGAATCTTTATTTAATCTTTTCTTATTCACAAGTAATTCATAACTAAACCCCTGCTTTTGCAAATCTACGACAGTTTTTCTAAATCCATCTTTATTGGCGTCTATAGCTCTAACCACATCTCTTGGTTTATCAAGGTGCATCTTAAATACTTTACCGTATTTTTGCGCTAAAATTCCGTGGAGCCTAATAGTTGTCATAATCTGCCTTAAACCTGTTATATGTAATTACATCTATTTCCAAGTTTTGTGGCTCATAAAGATGAAATTTTTTACTTTCTATGCTATATATGAGAAAAGGTATGCAACAATTGTCAGACATTTTCACATCAAACTCAGAAGGTTCCTCATCTCCATTGATATGACTGTGATAAACTGATACCAATTCGTATCTATCTTTGAAGATCAAATACTCCAAGGGGTCTATCATAAAGTGTTGGGAAGGATTATCAGCTATGTTTTTTTGGTGCTGAATAACATATTGATTTTTTTCTTGATCAAATCCTAAAAAACCACAGATTTCTAAATACGGATTAGATTCTGAAGTGTCTACAATATCTTGAAAAGATTCTTTTAAATTCATATGCTTTGAGGTCCAGATCTATAGTCATAACCGTCCGTTCCGGGGAAGCCTCCAAACGGTAATACATATTCAGAATTTTGGTTAGGGACAAAATCTTCAAATGATGCTTCGCTATACTGAATGGTTCTTTTTTCGAAAAGGGATAGAGCTGAAGAAGCTCCATTAGCGGTGCCATCAGGTTGCGAGACGAGTGGAAAACCCGTAAGATCATTATTACCTCCTATATGTTCATCTAACAATACTAACTCATTGTTTTGGAGACCTGTCTCCATATCATACCAAGCGACAAGATTTCCATCCCCCGTCAAACCCGCCAAAGCTCCTGTGGCTTGATTGTATCTTGTGGGTACATACTGAGAATAATCACTTGCTTTTTTTTGTAAATCATTGTCTGTTAAGTAATAATCTTCGTTAGAAACCGATCTATTGGTCGCTAAATTTACAACCTCATCATCATTAAGTTTCCTCCTCCAAATGCACGTCTGCGCTATATCTCCAGCAAAAGATAATTTTTCATTGAAAGGCGGAGATACTAATCTGGCATCGCCGAACAAAGAAAACTGAAATGGCGACACAAAACTAACAGAATCGATAATCATCCGATCTGAAAAAATGACAGCTCCATACTCATTTCTATCAGGGTTAACTAAAATTTCTATTTTACGTACCCCATCTAAGATGGAACCCCTAATGCATATGAAATGAAATTTATTTTCATCTGCGAATTTACTTTTCGCTTTATAAATTTTATTCGTGTTCGCAGTTGTCCTAGTAACAAAATCCAAGTCAAAACCTTTTTCTGAATCTTCAGTGTTTTGAGATGAAAAATGAAGGTTGGCTGCTACAGGGTTACCTAAAAGATTACCGTTGGTAGGGTGGAATCGAATTTGGTCGTCAGCAGATCTATTAATTTTATTAGTAGCGAGGATTGAAGGGTTGGTAAACACGCCGTTATCATCAATATGCTGTCTAGATCCTCTAGCCCATAGAGTAACAGTCCATTGATAAGGGTTTTGAGTGTTAAAAGGATAAAGCAAATTCACTTCATCACTTAAAAAAACAGCAGCAGCACCCCTTTTTAAATGTATATAATTAAAAGACGCTGAAGAAGAGCCAAAAAAAACTTTTTTTAAACTATCGCTAGAAAAACGTTTCTGGCAAGCTTCTATTTTTTTAGTGCATCCATCTTTTTGCCAGTGAGATGGGTTATCCTCAGGGTGTTGCCCTCCAGAATGAGACTTAACACAAACATACCAGACTTTATGATATATAGGATCACTAAACTCGTTCCTATCTAGGATAACGCTTTTGTTTTCTAAATAAACCGCATCTCCCGCTGTATAAGACTTGCTAGGTTCATAAAATTTGTTTTCAGAATCAAACTCATCATTAATATTTAAAGCCACAGGAACCCCATTAGAGTCTACAAAAGTTTCTCCATTATCTTTCTCCACAGGTTTACCTTGATATCTACATCCTAAGCCTCTATACTGCCAATAACAATACTTAGCGTTGACAGTCCTGTGGTTAACATCAAAATTATCTAAATCTAAAGGCAAATTCAACTCAAACTCCACAAAAGCTTTGTTTTCTTGGACTTTTTGACCTATTAGATATTTCTCTTCAGATATTTCAGACTCTGAATTAGCTAAACCAAAAGGGTTTGAGCCATCAAAGTTTGAATCATCTAAGTGTTTTATAAAGACCTTTTTCCTATAAACTTTAGCGTTTTTAAAATCTTTGTATTTATCAAGGAAATAAGTTACCAGCTTGTCTGTATTGGCTATTTTAATCTTGGGTCTTGGCAAAGTTCCATCAGCAAACACGCCGAACCCTTCAGATTCTACAGGAATAGGTATATACTGTATGCCCTGCCAAACTACATTGCCGCCAAAAACAGAACCTCCATGAAAAGTGAAAAAAGCTGAAGGCGCATTGACAGTATCAGGGTAAATTTTATACAACTCCAAGATCGCAGTCGGTTGTAAATCCAACAAACTCCTTGCCACCTCATTTTTACCTTCAGACGCCATGTTTAATATTACACTTCTTTTACTATTATAACCTGTAGAAATGATAATTAAACAATTAATCAACAAGTCTGAAGCTTGGGAAGACTTTAAAAATTTCTGTCTGAGATCTAAACCTTACAAAGCTTTTTGTATTGGATCTAGACATATGAGAGAGCAATCCATAAAAAGATGTTTTGATCAGTTCTGCGAAGGCTGTGAAGTCTACGAATGTGAAAATGTTTATGTTTTCACTGTAGAACAGAGGTTTTATAATCATATACAGTTCTTATTTGGTGGAGATAAAGACACTAATTTAAGTAAAATAAAAAAATTCTACTTAATAATGGATAATATTAGATCAAAAAATGGTAAATACTTTAAATCAGAGATAAGAAGGACTTTCAAAGTTGATTTTTATAAAAAATGGATTGATAGATACGACAAAAGAGCTATAATATTGAACAATGAAGACCAAACCGTCCTCTGGTATAATTGCATCAAAATGAAAACCTTAAAAATAGTTGCGACGAATAAAGTCAGCAGACATTTACAAGATAAAATAGTGAGCTACGACAAGCTAGATTTTGAATGTGGATCATCCCCATGTATATCTTACCTAAAAATAGAAGAAGATATGTATATATTCGACGCAAAAACTGTAGAATATAATGGGGACCACAGCTTAATAAGCGGTTTAATATCAGATGATAAATCGTTCGTTGCTGCCATAACTTTAGAATTCAGACCACAATGAATCAAGAATTAGTAAAATATCGTGTATACGATAAAAAAGGACAATACCACCACTCATACCAAATCAAAGATGATGCTATAGAATGCGCGAAGCATGTTAGCGGGTCTGTGAAAGAGTTAGGTGGTGACTCTGAAAAAGAAATCTTTAACGCTAAAAAGGTGAAAAAATGATATCAATCATTAAGTCTGTTTTAAAAAGCGTAGAATTATACCTAATGCTTAAGAACAAACTAGCTTTCTTTGACGTTAAAGCTAAACACAGAAAAATTAAAAATGAACTTATTAATGAAATTGAAGAATTACGGGCTGCTGGTGACAGTAACTCCTCTGATCGCGCTGACATCCTGCGGAGGAGGCTCAAGTCCGAAAACGACGACTTTGAACATATATCAACCGTCTTCCTTAAAGCTAAAGGCGGGGACTCCGATTCAGACTCAGGAGGGGATATACACTCCTCCAACTGATGAAACTTGGCATTCTGACGCTAGATACAGAAAATTAGAAAGAGAACTTTTCGATTAAATAAAAAACGGCATCCCTTACAGATGCCGTTTTTGTTTTTTATAAACGTCTTTTCTTATTCAAAAGCAATATAACAGGTATTGCGCTAAAAAGAATAAAATTCACCTCTGGGATCGCAGTACCCGTTGTGCCACTAAACTTTAAAATAGATGGGTTTTGGGAGAAGGACACACCATTTAAGTAGATATCATTCCCCTGTTCCGAAAACTCCTCCACTGAATTTAAAGTAAGTTTGGCATTTGGAGACAAATTGACAATAGACCTTTCTGTTTGGCTATTTATTGAGTCCCCAGCCCCTCGGAGCGTCAAGCTGCTAGTTGAATCTACATTTATCTCTAGACCAATCGCAGAGAACATAGCGTCCATACTTGACCCTTCAGTTATGTTCAGCACCGAATAAACATCATCATCATCTTCCACCCCTGTGAAACCATTGCTGTTTTGGAAAGTAAAATCCGTAGATATTAATGTTACTGAAAACCCATTACCTATTTCGATATTTGAATAAGAGGGGCTATCTTCAAGTATTAAGGCGTCGGTTATAGTCAATATATTAGCAATAGGCGAATCCCTATCTAATTCCAGAGAATCTGATTGGGAAAAGTCCCAGTTTGGGGCATCATAAAAATCATAAATTTCTGCTTCATCTGCATCCCAAGTGATAACCAGATCTAATTTTTTATCTTTACTTTCGGCTATATCTACGACCTCCTCATTACTAATTTCAATAGGTCTCTGAATATTAACTAAAGGGTTGATATTAGGGTTTTCTGTAGGGTTTATTAAGAATACACCTCCTTGTACAGAAGTAATAACAGCAGATTTAGCTACAGAAATAATTGAGAGTAAGGTTATGAGTGTGCGCTTCATTTCTTCTTTTTTAGTATAAGGTTTTTAAGTTTAGTTAAGTTTCCTGTCAACTTCCCTAGTAATCTACCCAACTTACTATCTTCAGGGACAATATACGAAAGAGTCCCCAATAAGCCTAAAATTGAAATAATGAACTCGGGCATAGACCCCATGTAAGGGGCTAGGATTTTATCAAATATATCTCCCATAGTATTATCTGGTTATAACATCAGGGACTTGAGTGACCTGATCATCTTCTTCTAGTTCTATTGTTTCTTCTGAGTCCTCCAGATCTGTTTTTTTCTTTTCACTCTCTCCAGACTCTTCCTCTTCAGATTCCTCCTCCTCTTTTTCCTCTTCGTTTTCTTCCTCCTCGTCTTCTTCCTCCTTTTCCCCTTCGTCTTCTTCTTCAGACTCCTCCTCTTCTTCAGGCTCCTCCTCTTCTTCAGATCCCTCCTCTTCTTTCGGTTCTTCTTCCTCTACAGATTCTTCTCCGGACTCCTCTTCAGATTCCTCTTTAGATTCTTCAGTTTCCTCCCCTTCGTTTCCCTCTTCGGTTTCTACAGATTCCTCTTCTTTAACAGCTTCTTCTTCGCCTTCCTCATTATTTTCTTCTGTAGGCTCACCTTCATCTCCTTCCCCCTCGTTAGAAGTTTCTTCATTTGACGCTTCTCCCTCTCCCTCTTCATCACTAGACCCTTCTTCTTCTCCCTCTTCACCTCCTTCGTAACCTTCTTCAGATGTACCCACAACATCTCCATAACCCTTTTCAGCATATTCTACAACAGCTTCAGTGATACCGCCGAAAGGTTGGAACCCAATTGTTGTCTCAGTAAAGTCATTTAAATTAGAAAATATCTGGTGTTCCTGCTCTGCTACAACAGCTATCTCAGTACCTTTTTCTTTTGTTGTTTTGGCTTGGAAGTAGGCTCCACTACCTATGGACATAGTCCCAGCGACCCCAATAGTGCCTACTTTTTGAACCGTCTCTTGTACAAAAGCACTTAAACCGGTAGCGGCACTTGCTGTTTGGGTAGTGGCTCCAGCAGCGGCTGCAGCCGCCGTACCTTTTGCAGCTTTATCTAAAATATCTTTATTTTTTTCAGCTATCTCACTGAGCTTATCCATAGTGGAAGTCTCAGAGGTTTCAGCCTTAACTGCTTTAGCTTCAGTTGTTTTAGCTCTTTCCTCTTCTTCTATAACCTCCTCTTCAACAAACTCCTCTTCAGTATCCTGCCCACACTCCTCACAATTACAAGATTGAGCTTCTAAGCGCTTGATTCTTTGCAGTAGCGCCCACGCTGTTTCTCTTGCATGACGATCTAAATCGGAGATGATTTGACTATCATCTGGATTACAGTATTTTTTTGCAAAAGCTTCCGCCTCCGCAAAGTCTTTGCGATGTTCCCCCATCGCATATAATTACACACTAGAAATAAAAAACGATAAAATAATTATATTTTTATCTAAAAAAATGAATTAAAAGTGTAACTACCGTTATGGATCATTGGACAGTCATATCCTCATTAACCTCCGCTATATTCGGAGGAGCTTTATGGGGGTATTTAGGTAAAAGATTGAAGTCAGAAGAGCAGATAAAAAAATTAGATTATCAGACAGAAGCAATCCTGCGTGATAACCTAATTGATAGAGTAGGTAAGTTAGAAGGCTTACTTATAGAGTCCTCTGATGAGAAAAAGGCAATGAGAGAACAAATTAGAGAACTAACAGTTCAGGTGGCTGAACTCAAAGTAGAAATCAAATTCCTTAGGGAGGAAAATAAAGAGCTTAGAGAAGGAAGGGATTAGCCCTCCACAGCATAACTCAAAAATTCTGGTCTTCCGGGTTCATGATAATCATTTTTAAATGTGACTATCTTGACTCTTACACCATTAACTTCGACATAACCAGACATAAATTGTCTGCCATCTTTAGCTTTCTTGATCCAGTGAGCGCCTACTTTAATATGCTTAGACTTGTCCGAAGAGTTCTCTTGCTGCTTCGATGAAGTCACGCCTTGCGTTTG